CTTCCATGATCCAATTTTTGATCCAGTCAACGGAATGAAAACACTCCTCACTTCTGCTACTTTTATAGCCACAATGCGTGAGCTCTATGGCATTTACTGCTTCTACCGGGGGTGGAAGCTGGGAGAGCAACCAGACAGTGGACTATGGGACCTGATCAAATTGTTCGGGTCAATGTGGCTCAAAGGAATGAAGTTGATAACGGCGTGGGCATTGGTAGTATTAGCTCACAAAGCAGTCATGGAATTCCGAAGAGTGAATCCTTGGATCGGGATGTTGACTTACAGACACAGATTCAATTACACGGGAGACCGTAAAAATGCCCCGGCAATAGACCTTCGAACTGATGAGATTGCCACCTGCGACGTCAAGCACAAAGATCCTCTCCTGTGCAAGATGATGTACACGAGGTCTCTTACCCTCGGCAGATCAAAAGACTTCGGCATTGCTCTCAACAAGCGAAAACTTCTTGTTTCCATGGAGCATGTCGCGCAGGTGTACAGCGCTAGCACCTGTCCAATTTCTTCAGACCACAAGACCGTAGGAGCGCGTATTGAATACAAAGCAAGCAAATTGCAGACGGTCAACATAAGTCGTTATTTTGCCCTGGAGGGAAAGAACCCGGTGAATAATGCATCCTTTTTGGTCCATGCTCTATACAGGCAAGAGCAAGAAAAGGTTAATGTGGTGCCTTTTCCCAGAACCCCACCTCTGATTCCACCCCAGTAGCCATGTTTGGCTACAGATATGGGGAAGTCCCCTTGCCCAAGATTGAAAAGATCAAAGAAGGGGTCAAAATCAAAAAGAACAGAGTGCAGGTCGAGCCCACGCGGAGACCTGTTGTCCTATCTAGTCTTGGGTGTCACGTTCAAGGTCATGCATTGCCCCATCCATGCCCTGCTGACCCGGATACCCTAGAGGCTGGGGTTCGAAAACGGTTTTGCTTTGAGCCGCCCAGAGCCAACCGTGCCACAATGCGGCGATTTCGGCGTTTTGTAGGAGAGTGGTGCCAGAAAAACCTCACACCTCTCGTACCTTCTACAGACCTAAGCGTCGAGCACTGGCTGGACCAGTGCATATACCCACTTCATCGTAAAGAAGAGTTGAGATCGAAGTGGAAGGAGGTCGTCAACCCCCTAGACGAAAAATACTTCAAATGCAAGTCTTTTATGAAAGATGAGACGTACACTGCTTTTAAACATGCGAGGGCTATAAATTCAAGGACAGACGAGTTTAAATGCCTCTTCGGCCCAGTTATAAAAGCAATTGAGAAAGTGATCTATGCGAATCCTTCTTTCATTAAACACGTTCCAGTTAAAGACAGGGCTAGATATCTGAGGGACAGAATCTACCGAGTCGGAGGTAAGTACATAGCCACTGACTACACTGCATTTGAGAGTTTATTTGTCAAGGAGTTGATGGAAGCAGCTGAGTTCGTCATGTTCCGTCACATGACCCAATTTCTCGGCGATGGCCAAATGTTCAACTCTATTTGTGAAAACGTGCTGGCAGGACTTAATAAGTGCATCTTCAAGTTCTTTACTGTGACGGTGCCAGCCACGCGTATGTCGGGGGAGATGTCCACCTCACTATTCAACGGCTTTGCTAATCTCATGATCATGGAGTTTATGTGCAAGGAAATAGGCACTACATGCATTGGGTGCGTTGAAGGAGATGACGGACTTTTTAGGTTAGAAGGACCTACTCCCACCCAGGATCAAGTTAGATCTCTTGGCCTGGTGATCAAAATGGAAGAGCACTACGACATATGCTCCGCATCATTCTGCGGATTGATCTTTGACCCCGAGGACTGTGTGAATGTGACAGATCCCCTCGAAATATTGGCTTCATTTGGTTGGACGACCAATTTATACCACCGAGCTAGGAAAAATATTAAGCTGAAATTACTGAGGTGTAAATCGTTGTCTTACGCTCACCAATATCCTGGATGTCCAATTGTTCAGGAACTTGCAGCCTATGGACTGAGAATGACTAGGTCCATGGACATTCGACACTTTGCAAGAGAGCAATGGCGCACTAGCGGTTGGGAACGCGAACAGCTAGTTAATGTCATTGAAGAGCGGGTCCCCTATATTAAAGTACCCATGAATACCCGACTGTTGGTAGAAGCAAAATTTGGAATCCCTGTTGAGACTCAGATCCAAATTGAACAGTATTTGGCCGGACTGAATGAGCTTTCAGCCCTCGACATCCCGCTATTTGATCTGATGACCCCACCGGCGTGGAGGGATTATTGGAGCAAGTATGTCACGACCAAATGGGACCAAGGAGAGAGGATACCTCCTATACCAAAGTACTCAGGATTTGCTAAAGAATTCTAGAAGCTTAAGATTTTGTGCTTCAATACAATCACCTCCAGGAGACCTTCC